GTTGTGGGACGAAGAGTTGCCCTTCATATTATCGGAACAAACCGGTTTTGAAGAAGCGTATATACAGGAGGTCGTCAGATGTTGCCTGGCATTAGGGTTGTTTTCTAAAGAACTCTTTGATAAGGAAAAAGTTCTCACTTCAATCGGAATACAAGAACGCTATAAACGAATATGTGATGATTGCAGAAGAAAGTGTGAATTTTCAGAGTTTAACCTTATTTCTTCCGAAGATAAACGCATTTCTTCCGAAGAAAAGCCCAAAAACTCCGCAGAAAGTACACAAATAAAAGAAAAGGAAATAAAAGAAAAGAAAATACCTCCTCAAACTCCCCCTAACGGGCTCGTTTCGTCGGACAGAGGAGGAAGAATAACTTCGTCTCCTTCTTCTGAAAAATATTTTGATATTAAGACAGAATTGCGTGGTAAACCGGGTATAACAGAAAATGACGTATGGGAAGCTATGCGCCTTGCCGAAAACGGTAAAGAATCATCTATCGGCACGGGGCTCATCAAGCAATGGTTAGACAACCCCTCAATGTGTGACTTCTATATAATCATCCAAAATCTACAAAGAATGGAGCGTGAAGGACAAATAAGGGTGATGTCTCATGAAAACTACTTTGTGTATGTTTTTCTGCTAATGAACCTGACAAAATCCGATGCAGATTCAGTTCGCCTATATATCCAAGACCCGACACTGTTCGAAGAATGTAAAAAGCTGATTGCCGAAATTAAAAAAGGCGGCATCAACCAGCCCGGCAGATTCCTGCTCAAAAAGTTGAGAGAATGTCAAATGAGTATTAATAAACAAAATCTAAAATGAAATTAGTTCATGGCAGTTTATTCAGCGGCTTTGATGCCCCTAGCGTTGCAGCTTCATGGATGGGCTGGAAAAATGCCTTTCACTGTGAGATAAACCCTTTTTGCAATGATATACTAAAATATTGGTTCCCCAATTCTGAACATTATGAAGATATTACAAAAACAGACTTTAGTCAATGGAGAGGAAGAATTGACATCCTCACAGGCGGATTTCCTTGCCAGCCTTTCTCCCTCGCAGGTCAGAGAAAGGGAGCGGATGATAACCGTTACCTCTGGCCGCACATGCTCCGTGCTATACGAGAAATCCGACCCGCTTGGGTTATTGGTGAAAACGTTGCTGGAATCCTCACAATGGTTCAGCCCGGCAAGGAGACTGAAGTGGGAAGCCAAACCTCTCTTTTCGGAGAAGATAACCGAAAAAGAATATTGCTACGACAAGAGTATGTCGTCGAAACCATCTGTAAAGACCTTGAACGAGAAAGATATTCCGTCCAACCGTTGCTTATTCCGGCTTGTGCCGTTGGAGCGCCCCACAGAAGAGACAGGGTGTGGTTTGTTGCACGACTTATTACCGACACCGCGTGCCGTGGAAGTGGTGGAACACCCCATGAAAGCTGCTGCGAGAACGAAAGACAGAACGGGTACAAAACTCAACAACCTTTCGTCAGGGGCTGCGTTCGGGCTTCTTCCCACTCCGATGGCGAGCGATGCAACAACCGGAGTGATAATTGGAAAGAACGACCGATTTGTTACGACCAGAAACGGTACTCCGAGGAAAATCAATCAGAACGGACAGAACGGAAGCGTAGGACTTGCGAGAATGGTTCGGTTGCTTCCGACTCCCAATGCTCGGGAAGCGGACAAATACAGCAAAAAATACAATCCAAACAGTCAGATGGGAACAGCTTTGACCGCAATGGCAGTGAATGGGATGTTACCTACTCCGATACGCCGAGATTATCAGCCCTCCGTCTCCCCTCAAACACTGAAACGGAAGGATGGAAAGATGAGAACGGACAGCCTCTGCAATCTTCCAGTAATGCTAGGGGAACATTGCTTACAGACTGGTGGCAGAACTTCCCAACTCAATCCCCTGTTTGTCGAGGAAATGATGGGGTTCCCTTTAATGTGGACAACCTTACCATTCCTTTCACAAAATGGAGACAGGAATCAATTAAAGGATATGGAAACGCCATAGTTCCACAGGTGATTCTTGAGATTTTTAAAGCAATAGAAGAAGTAGAACAATTAGAGTAAAACTTAGAATAGTAATGAGCAAAGAAAGGTTACAAGAGATAGCAAAGGAATTGGCAAATAATGCCAATATGCCGTACTGCTGGGAAGATGTCTACAATCGTTTGATTGGCGGTTATCCTCTTCCGTTTAAAGTAGAAGTCAAATAGAGTAAAACTAGAATAAATATGAGTGAGATTAACAAGAAGAACATTCCACCTAAATACAAAGTTCCATTGCAAGGAAAAATGAATAAAGGTGTGTTTGATTGCATTAATTCTGGCTGGGGTGGTAATTGTTCAAATCCAACTTCCCATAGACAAAATGAGTATTGTGTTGTTGAGGATATTATCGGTTTTGCAGAATCGCAATGGGGAACTATGGTAGTTTGGGAATGTAAAGGATGTGGTCAGAAACAATTCTTTCATTTACGTGAAAATGAGAATAATGGAATTGACTATGTGAAGATGTTCCATGATTGGAAAACAACAGGAAAATATTAACCATAAAGCAATTAACATGAAGATAATAGTAAGTTTTTCCGGTGGTAAGGATTCACAAGCCTGCCTAATCCAAGCCGCCAAACGATACGGAACCGATAAAATAGAAGCCGTTTTCTGTGATACAGGCTGGGAACATCCTGATACCTATCAACACATAACAGATACTTGTTCTCAAATGGGTGTTAAATTGACCACACTAAAATCAAAGTATGACTTTGTCTCTTTAGCAGTGTATAAGAAACGTTTCCCATCTACCAATGCTCGATTCTGTACTTCAGAACTAAAGATGAAACCTATGATTGACCATGTGCTTTCGCTTAATGAAAGCTGTATTATCATTCAAGGAATCAGAGCAGGTGAAAGTGCCACACGTGCTGCAATGGAGGATGAATGTATGTACTTCAAATCATATTTTCAACCTAACAGGAACGGGAAAAAAGAAACTTATCGGAGTAAAGAGGTTCGGGAATGGTGTTCAAAGTACGATGCTTCCGTTATCCGCCCAATTTTTCGTTGGACTTCACAGAATGTTATTGACTGTATTCTAAATGCTGGACAAAAGCCCAATCCACTTTATTACAAAGGATTTTCTAGAGTTGGTTGTTTTCCCTGTATCATGTGCCGAAAACGTGAAGTATTGCAATTAATGCAAGATGAACCGATGAAACAAAGACTGCTGGAAGCGGAACAACTCATGCGTGAAAAAACAGAACGTGGCTCTACTTTCTTTCCACCAACCTATATTCCAAGATATGCATGTACAAACCGACAATATCCAACGGTTGAAGATGTCTTCCGGTATGTGACTGATAAGAATGCTACGCTGGATGCTTTCGAGCCGGAAGGTGGTTACGCTTGCATGAGCATGTTTCATGGATTGTGTGAGTAATGGAGTTTAATTCAAAGAAGAATAGAAAGGAACTAAAGTATGAAAAGTCTAGGAACACCCCAGCATATCATGTGGCTTACTTACCTTGATTGTAAGAAGCGAACCAAGAAGGAAATAAAGTTCCCGAAAGAAACAAAAGGTATTTCGCATGATGAAGAACTAGTACACTTTATGCTAGAGAATAGCAGTATCACTGAAAGGCAAGGTGAGCGTTCTTATCATCGTGTGTATGATGCGATAGATGTTATATGTAAGCAACTTTGCCCCGGCCACTGGTGTACCCGCACGCATTGCAAAAATTACAGCCGTAGACACGCATACAATTGCAATAAGACACGCCCAACAGTCTGCAAGGAGTATAAGGTTTATATGGAGAAAAAGAAACTACGTGAAGAAAAAGAGAATGTCTAGCCTAAAATAAATAGGTATGAGTGGAAACAAAGATAAATTAATAGCTTTCAATTATTTCGGAGGTAAGTTTACCTGGTTAGAATATTTATATAAATATTTTCCAGATAACTTTACTCATTTAGTGGATCTCTTCGCTGGAAGTATGGTAGTATCTCTCAATTATAACGGTAAAGTGATTAAAACCGCCAATGAGTTAAATGCAGATATAACAAACTTCTTTGCAGTTTTAAGAGATCATGAACCAGAACTTATCAGGTTATTACTCTTAACCCCCTGTTCCGAACTTGAATACAAAAATTCATGGGAACCATCTGCAGATAAAATAGAGCAAGCCCGTAGGTTTTATGTTCGTGTCAGACAATCCTTCTTTGGTCTTGGAGCACAACGAAAAAATAAAGGATGGCACATGGCAAAGAAGCATGTTAATTGCCAAGGTGGGGAAACCGTATCTCGCTGGAACAATGCTATTGAAAAACTACATGAGGTAGCAGAAGTTATCAGATCCAACTTTCAAATTCTGAATTTAGATTATTCTGCTTGTATTGACAAGATCGACTTCCCCGGAGCTTTCTTTTATGTTGATCCACCTTACCCACTTGAATGCCGAGCTTCCTCGAAGGATTATAAGTTTGAATTTTCAAACGATCAACACCGAGAACTATCCAGACGGTTACATTCTATTAGAGGAAAGGCAATGATAAGTAGTTACGATTGCCCTCTTATGCAAGAATTGTATGGAGATTGGACTATGATAAAGTTTCCCAAAAAGAAAAACAATATTAGATCCGGTGAAGTACAAGAAGTGATTTGGATAAATTATAAACCAAGATCTACTCAAAGTATTTTTGAGTAGGTTCAAAACAATATAAGTATGAACAAAGAAGAAATCATACAGGCCATTAAAACCTTTAAGAAAGCCCTAAAAAAAGGTAGTCCTAAAACAGTATGGAAATCCAGTTGTTGGGACATTCACGAAAGGCTATACACTGTTGACGAGATAGCCGCCCGTTTTTTGCGGAGGAAAGGTTATAATGTACAAATTGACATATCCGATAATGCAGAATGCCCCTCTTATTCGTTCGGCTACATACGATTCTATCGTTATGTAAGAATCTGTTTTAACCAATATCAAAACTAAGACTAATTATGAAAGCAATAACAATAAAACAACCGTGGGCATCCTTAATAGTCCACGGTATTAAAAACATCGAGAACCGAACTTGGCCGTGTCCTAAGAAATACTTAGGACAGAGGGTACTGATTCATTCAAGCGGTAAACCTTTGAATTACGATAATTTCTATGATTCAATACTTACCAATGAGCAGTTATTGGCATTACCGGAAAACAAAGAGTGGAAAGATTTTAGTTTTTGTACAGGCTCCATTATCGGTAGCATTGAGATAGTGGATTGTGTACAGAATCATTCTTCCATCTGGGCTGAAAAAGAAGTTTATAACTGGGTATTAGCTAATCCAATACTTTTTGAAAGTCCTATTGAGAATGTAAAAGGTAGACTTTCTTTTTGGGATTATCTTGGTATCAAATAAGTAGAAATTGAACGTTCTGAATGCGGAAGTATAGAGAAAACTGTTGAATAATACAACCACTCTTTTCCCTATATTCTTGTACAGTTACAATAAATATAATAATTGGGTATATAATCATTTGTTTGTAGAATCAGCTATAAATTCATGAAAAAGAGAGTTAATAGTCTGAATTACGATTTCTTTTTCTGTATCATATCCAGATATAGGAAGTTCGAGGGCAATAATGTTATTGAATATATCAAATTTCTTTAATAAAGAAATTGTTTTGAGAGTTGATTGCGAGCTCATTGAATTGAATAGTATGACTGTTAACTCATCTGAGGATAATTGTGCTCTAAATATTTTAGAATAGTCATTGGGGTATTTAAAATTTTGGATTGAATCCAACAGATAATATATGTTTCTATGGTATTGCCCTAAATATTGTCCATATTGCCCATATAAATAATCTCCGACATTTCTTATGAACTTATAGAGCTGTTGGTATCTTTTTTCTATACAAATCCTATTACAGATTGATGCAACAATTATACGATACATTTCATGAATTTTGCTTGACATTATTATGCCTTTTATTTCGTATATAGTATCGTAATAATATTTGGGATCCCTACTTTTTAATAATACATTTAATTCTGTAGTTGAATGAACTCCAAACTTAGTATAAATCTCCAGAAATGCTTGCTCGTCTAACTTACTGACTTGTGTTAATTCTGATGGAAATTTTTCTCCATCTTTTATAAAATGATATATTACATAAGCATAGAATAATGAACGCGCTTCATGTGCGTATGCTTTGAATGCTTCAATTCCTGTTTTCTCAATTTGGTGTTCAGTATATTTGTTGGTGTCGACTTGATGCTGATATAATCCCAACAAATTATAAAATGTTGACCTTTCATTATCAATTTGTCTATTTATTTGTGAGTCTTTTATTGTATAAAGTACTCCAATGAAAGCAAGTAATCCTGTAATTGAACCTAAATAACTGCCGAAATCAGCAAAATCATTATGATTATAGGACAGTCCGTGATGAAATCTATATACATATACTAATATTAATATTAGAGTAAATATGGCTGTTGCAATTAATGCGTATTTGATTATATCTATTTGCGGTCTTTTCATTTTATTTGATTTTATATTTTATACAGCTACAAATGTAGTGTATTCTATTTTGAAGTTAATGTTTTTTTGAGTTTTTTACTAACAATATGTTGAATTTGGATATACGAGAGTTTGATATATCCTTTATTTTTTTGTGATGATGAGAAGAATGATTGTAACCGGCAGTGAGGGGTTTATAGGAAAAGCCCTTTGCCGAGAATTAGTAAAAAGAGGTATTGAAGTCATAGGACTTGACCGAAAGTGCGGTACTGAAGCTACGAAAGTATGCGAGTATCTAAAGAATGAGGATATTGATTGTGTGTTCCATTTAGCGGCACAAACAAGCGTTTTTAATGGAAACCTGGAACAAATCAGGAAGGATAACATTGATACTTTCATGCGAGTAGCTAATGCTTGCAATCAAAATCATGTGAAGTTAGTATATGCTAGTTCGTCAACAGCGAATCCGGAGAATACCACTTCTATGTATGGAATAAGCAAGTATTTCGATGAACAGTATGCATCTATCTATTGTAAGGCTGCGACCGGGTGCCGGCTGCATAATGTATATGGACCTAATCCGCGAAAAAGAACTCTTCTCTGGTTCCTGATGGAAAAGGAAAACGTGTCATTATACAACTGTGGTCAGAATATCCGGTGCTTCACTTACATAGATGATGTCGTCGAAGGGCTTATTTATGCGGTGGGCTGTAACCGGCAGCTTATCAATATTTGTAACGTCCAACCTGTGACTACTATGTATTTTGCTTCTTTAGTAAAATACTACAAACCGCTTGAAATTGAGCTAATTAATGAAAAACGGGATTTTGACAATTTAGAGCAGTCGGTGAACCGGGATATCTATTTAGTACCTTTGTCTTATACATCTGTCGAGGATGGAGTAAAGAAGATTTTTGATGAAAAGAAAGGGAAAGATATGTCGTATTGATGACTGGGATAAGCCGGAAGCGGTGAAATGTAAGAGCTGGTCTCATCAGGAACGGTTATGTGATTTGAGAGAAAAGGTGTCACTTCATAAAAAGGGTGATATCTATTACATCTCCCAGTTCACTCGTTCCAAGACTGGTACCAGCTTTTCAGAAATTAAACAGTCGGAGGAACTTGCATCATTCTTTGCAGAGAGAGCGTGTGAGTTTCTCCACCGCTTCATAGTAGGGGGATATGAAGGATGGTGTATAGTCACCACACCGCGACGGAGACACAACGAGGGCTTTCATTTTTCAACCTCTATCTGCACAAAAATAGCTGGGGCGGTGAAAATACCATTCTATGAGAATGCAATCCAGTGCCTAACTAAAGATAGATTGAATCCGGAATTCTTTCTTCTTCGTCCGATAAAGGAAAAGAAAATAATAGTGTATGATGACATATTAACAACTGGCAGCACACTGCTTGCCACCTATGAGCTTTTAAAGGATAGAGAGCAGCTTCTTTTTCTCGTAGGAATAAATAACAATTGATATGGGAAAGCAAGAGAAACCATTAACATTCAAGCAAGAGAAATTCTGTAAATACTACGTTGATACAGAAGGTAATGCTAGTGAAGCATATAGGATGTCTTATGATGCGTCAAAGATGAAACCTGAAACGATTTGGAGTGCTGCTAGCAGATTGTTAGCCAATAGCAAGGTTAGTGCAAGGATAAGTGAGATTAAGCAACAGAGGGCGAAAGAGACTGAAGTAGAGAGGAAAACGGTCGAGAAGGTATTAATGGATATTGTACTCGCTGATCCCGATGATTTACATTATGTAGACCCTGTTACCGGGAAAACAAAGATGAGAAGTCCGTCCCAACTTCCAAAGCGCGCCCGTAATGCGTTGAAGAAGATTCAGAATAATAGAGGAGTGGTTAATTATGAGTTCAACGGCAAGACAGAAGCCGCCCGGATTCTTGGTGCCTGGAATGGATGGGAAGCCGATAAGAATGTCAACATCAAAGGTGGAGACGGAAATAAAGTCGGTGAACTTCGTATCGGATTTGAAGATAATGAGAATTCGGAAGAATAGAACAATTTGAACTGCAAAATCCGGTATTCATCCTACGGAGAAACCTTACTTTTAGAACAATATGGTTATAAATTATAAGAAGCTAAATCCTAACGGATTCTATCTATTGAAGTACTTGAATGATGAGACTATCCGTTTTATCATTCTCTATGGAGGTTCATCTTCCGGTAAGTCGTATAGTGTGGCACAAACAATACTGATACAGACATTACAGGATGGTGAGAACACTCTTGTCATGCGTAAGGTAGGAGCTTCTATTCTCAAAACCATTTATGAAGATTATAAGGTCGCTGCGATCGGTCTTGGCATCTCCCATTTGTTCAAATTTCAACAGAATACTATTAAATGTCTGGTAAATGGTGCGAAGATAGATTTCTCCGGTCTTGACGATCCGGAGAAGATAAAAGGTATCTCTAACTATAAGCGAGTTCAGTTAGAGGAATGGTCAGAGTTCGAGCATCCGGATTTCAAGCAGCTACGTAAACGTTTGCGTGGTAAGAAAGGGCAGCAGATTATTTGTACCTTTAACCCGATCAGTGAAAGCCATTGGATAAAGAAAGAGTTTATTGATAAAGATAAATGGCATGATGTACCGATGACGGTTACCATTGCCGGCAAAGAGTTGCCGAAAGAACTTACCAAGGTCAAATCCGTAAAGAAGAATGCACCCAGGCAAATACTTAATCTTCGTACTAAGCAAATCGAGGAACAGGCACCTAATACAGTTATTATCCAATCTACCTATCTGAATAATTTTTGGGTAGTTGGTAGTCCTGATGGCACATACGGTTTTTATGATGAGCAATGTGTTGCCGACTTTGAATATGATAGAGTTCACGACCCGGATTATTATAATGTGTACGCATTGGGAGAATGGGGTGTCATTCGTACCGGTAGTGAGTTCTTCGGTTCCTTCAATCGTGGCAAACATTCCGGTGAACATAAGTATGTTCCGGACTTACCTATTCATATCTCTGTCGATAACAACGTGCTTCCGTATATCAGTGTATCATATTGGCAGGTCGATTTCACAACTGGTACCAAGGTTTGGCAATTCCATGAAACGTGTGCTGAAAGCCCCAACAATACAGTAAAGAAAGCTTCCAAACTTGTTGCAAAGTATCTGAAATCTATCCAATATTCTGATAGGTTATATGTACATGGTGATGCATCAACGAAAGCAGCAAACAGCATTGACGATGAGAAGCGTTCCTGGATGGACTTATTCATAGACACATTGCAGAAAGAAGGGTTCGAGATTGAAGATAAGGTAGGCAACAAGAATCCGAGTGTCGCAATG